GAGCCGCCCCATTTGCCGCCACGTTCTTTGTACCACTTGGCTGCATAAGCATTAGCGTAAGCTGACGGGTAAACATCAAACTTACGCTTCGCTGCTGCTATAGCTTTCTTCCATAAAGCAGGGTTTTTTGGAACTGATTTACCAGCCATTATTTACTTACCGCAATACTTGCCAGATTTAGTGTTTGATGCTTTCTTTCCCATTACCATTTTACCTTATCTGCCCAATAGGCCGCTGAACATTTACCTTTGGCGATATTCTTCGCATGTCTTGCTTTGAAGGACTTGCGCCTCGCTTTTTCAGCCATCGTGCGAGGGTTTTTGCCAGCACCGCTAACGCCTTGCTGCCCAAATCTGATTGTCTTGATGCTGCCGTCTTCGCATTTTGCCACGACGACGTGGCTCTTTTTAGGATGATTAGGGGTGCGTTTGGGCTTGTTATAGCCAGATACACCAACACGTTCTAGCCTTGGATCTTTAGGCATCGTATTTTACCTCTTGCACCCGAACAGACTCAAAAGTCCCTTCAATCTCTTCTGTAGACAGCCCGGCTCTCAAGCCAGCATTAACAGCTACAGACATAGCCGCGTCCATCACATGCTGCCATTTTGCGTCAGAAGTAACAATAAGTCCAGCAGTGTGCATTTCCATCATCACCACAATGGCCTCGACCATCTCTTCGTATTCTTCCTGAGTTTCTTCCAACTCAACATCAACGTCAATTTCTAAGCCGCGCTTTGGAAACTTCAGAATATTGTCAGTCATACTACCCATCCTGTGTTTGGTTTAAGACTGCGCTTGCTACTATACCCTCTAGAGTAGCCTCCTGCAATCGCACCGCTTTCAGCAAAGCTCAACACAAACGCATCAGCCACATCCGGGCTACGCTGGCCTCTACGTTTCATTTCATCTTTGCTCTCGACCTTCAGCTTACCATTAGACAAGTATTTGTACCTAATGCCAGTGATTTCCTGTATCAAAGTCGCGTCATTCGGGATCTTACAATCTCTTGCCTCAAACCACTCACGAGAGTTCCAGAACAACTCATCTCTCAGCCGATTAAACCGCTCCTTCAAACTAGCAGTCTCCGACACAGAAATTGCAACGGCTGGTAAATCCAACTCACGCAACCTGTCAGCCAAGCCAGCACCAATGCCAATAGCATCAATAAATATGCTTTGAGGACGCAACCGATATGTAGTTGCCTCAAACTCAGACAGCACAATACCAGCCATCTCCATCAAATCACGCCCCTGATACGTCTTAATCGGCTCCAGCAGCACATTATCCTGACGCTTGGCTATGGCACTCCTGTCACCGCCGAATCTTGCAACGTCTACGCCCCAAACTACAGGTGCCGTGGGTGACGCTTCAACATCTCTCTTAGTCGCTTCTTCCACAAGATGTAGCGGTAGCAAGACATCATCCGACTGGGTAGGGAACTGACCCAAGACACGAACCCTGTAAACATTGCTATCTTCACCGTATTTTTCCTTCATATTTTCCAAGAACTGCTCAGAAACAGTCGTGGCATCGTGGCAACTTACCGTCATCGTAAACCAGTTTTTGCGCTGGCTATGATGGCTCTCATAGAAAAAACCCTCAGAACGTGTAGGGTTTCCGCACATCACCGTCTTAGCGCCGGGGGTAGACATTGCGCCCTCACCGACTTGAAACACAACATCAGGAATACCTGACGCCTCTTCGCACAAAAACAGCATATTTTCTGAGTGAAATCCTTGCAACGCTTCTGGATTCTCGCGTCTGCTGGTTCTTGCAACGGCAAAGCTGTCTGACGCACCTTTCAAGCTAATCTTGTCGCTCTTGAACTCTAGCAACTGCTTGAAACCTTCCGGCAACTGTCGCGCCCATTTGTCGATCTCAGTCCACAAAACATCGCTCAACTGGTGCGCCGTGTTAGCAGTAACAGCAACTTTGCACGGATAATGCGTTATCAGCCACCACAACACGAGCCAGCTTTGAAAGGCAGTCTTACCAACACCGTGACCAGACGCAATGCTAACCTTGTCATTGTTGCCTACCGCCCTCAACGCTTCGGCTTGCCACGGCTGGGGTGTCACCTTCAAAATGCTCTCAACGAATAGAACCGGGTCGTTGTGCAGCTTTACGAGCAGATCAGTGTTTTCGGTTTTTTTCACTTCTCTTCAGCCTCGCCCTCAATGGTCTTGTCAGATAGTCTCTGCTGTTCAATCTGTGCCGCAGCCAGTTTCAACTCATCGACAAAGCTGACGACCTTATGCTCATGCTCGACCTTCTGGTTCTCGCCGTACAGCTTCGGGTACAGCTTGGCCGCTCGCCACTTGTAAGTATCAATGACCACACGCGCTTGCTGTGCATCTAACTCGCCGTACTTCATCTGCTCAATAGCATCGTCAATGTCGTCATCAATCTTCTGCGCTCGCAGCTCCATCGCAACACGATACTTGTCGCGGAACTCGCCGTCATCACGCAGCCATTTGCTGATAGTGGGAAACGTAGGTAGCTTGCCACTAGAACACGCCTTACGCGCTGACAGGCCGTCAGACACCAGTTCTATGAACAAATCCTTCTGTTCGGCCATCTGTGCGCCAGATATGGGCGCGGGGCCTCTTTTCTTCGGCATATCTCACTCCTTATTTGCCAAATAACATCTTTAGTTTAGCAGTGCAAGAAAACTTGCAACGAATTTTGGGTGGCAGGGACGTTTTAGCGTTTTGACGTTAAAGGGGGGGGTGAGTAAGGGGCTATTATATATTTATGCCGCCCCCCGCGCTGATTTGATGGGGGGGGGTGTATTAGCGTGTTAGCACATGAACACACCAAACATTATGCGACATGCTGCGAATGATTATCAATCGCAGCCGGGCAGATATTGATATTGCGAATCGTTATCAATCGCAACAAGGCACCGCGCTAGGTTGCGCTGTGACGGCTTGCAACGACTAGGTTGGTGCAATCATACACCGGCACCGCCAAGGCCGGTCAGTGGCGATATACGGGCGATTATGGTGTGTTAACCAATATCTGGTTATCGCGCGGGCGCGTTATGCCAAACGATTGCTTGTTGATGCCCTAACCCTAACCTATCACCTAACCCCTACCCCTAACCCCTCAACCCCAAAAAAACCGCTGGCCGTTGCAAGTTTTTGCAATATTCGCTTGTTTCATATGTCAATCTGTGCTTTACATATATATAAGAGTAAACAACCAAGGGTGTAACAAAATGACCAAACATGAATTGATTGACCTTCTTTGCTTTGCGGTTTTCATGTTTAGCTTTCCACTTATGTTGCTGGCTTCAGCAATCGGCGGTTGGTGGCTTATCGCAATGCTTTTAACAATGGTTGCCGCATTAGTGGCTTTCTGGATCAACACCGCAATTAAACTTTCATAAAGGGAAAAACAATGTCTAAGACAAAACTTACAATCTGGTATCACTCAGCATCACCACCACAAATCATCGGCAATCATAACAACGGCTGTTTTATTGGCAATTATGATGGATTGCACGAAACGCTAACAGCCGCAAACAACTTGGCCCGGCCTTGGCGGTCACAAGTTATTACACAAGATTATGATGGTGACTATCATCTGTTTCAGACTGATAAGCATTGGCGCGACTATCCATCAAAAGATGCGTTTGCTGCAACCTATGAAACAATAAAAGCATAACAACGGCTGGCAGGGTTATCCCTGCCGCCTCATAGCTTGCTGTTACGGCGGCAACCTATGCGGCGAATAGCCGACAACGAAACGCCATTACAGGAGGGTTTACAATGGCAAAGATAGACACACAAGAACAGCTGTTTCAGCAATGCAAACACATTGCAGAACAGATTGACTCTGGCGAATACGAAACACACGACTCAGAGGAATCATGCAACGCATATGACTATCTGTCGGATGCGCTTGACATAGAATACACAGTAAACAGCCAAGGCGAATACCTCGGCGCAAGAGTATTGGTTGCCTATGGCGGCCCGAATATCTGGATTAATACACGCACCAAAACCATTGAAGGCTATTGGTGGTCTGATAGGGCAGAGGCCTACTACTATGATGATGCGCTTGGCTTAGATGATGCCCTGGCAGAATTATGGGCTTGTAAATAGGAGGGCAACCAATGAACAGAGGCACAATAGAACTTGTAAACGGCACGATATTTCTGCTGGTTATGGGTGTTGTCATCTATGGCTTGATGGGTGCCGAAGCATG